CCCATCCACGTGGCGCACTATTAGTACCTTTAGCGAATCTACGGTGACCTCTTGGTCCCCAACCAGACTTTCCGTATTGTATATCGTTTTTCCAATTACTATTGTTAAAGAAAGCAAGAAACTGATTGTATGCCGATTTAATATTTCCGTGACCTTTAACAGCATATGATTTAAAAGTGCTAGGTACATATTGTAATATCCCTTGAGCAGGCGTACCTCTTAAATTATTGATATCTCCAATATTTCCTTGAGTAATACCAGCGTCTCCACCGGATTCTCTTTGTATTTGAGCGATAATACCATCAATTTGCGCCTTTGTTGGATTAACTTTCATTTGTTTTGCCGCTCTAATTATATCTCCTCTGTATTTAGCTGCAGCTTTTTTACCACCCGACGCTCCTCCGCCCATACTAGCGAATTTTTCAGGGTCAATTGTATTCTTGTTAGTTATATATGGTGAATTCCCTTTTTCAACTTGATAGTGTAAGTGAGGACCTGTAGTCCATGCACCACTGTTACCAGTCTTAGCGAATTTATCACCTTGATTAACTTTTCCTGTTTTTAATATACTTGATAAATGCAAGAAGAATTGAGTGAATTTACCACTTAATAATTTGGCTACAGTTCCTCCACCGTTATCATGCATTTTACTAACTACACCATTTGTAGGTGCTGTAATTGTATGACCAACAGGGGTAGCGTAGTCAATACCATAGTGTCGACCACCATTGAATCCATAACCTGGAACTGCTTTATTCGGACTATATGGTGTTGTTTTAGGGAACTTATCAAATGATGATAAATCAGCTCCACCACTTTCTTCTAACCACCCAGTAAACAAATCTTTAACAGCTTTTTTAAGCTTACCGAACATGCCTTTCATCATGTCAAAAGGCAAAGTATTTTTCATCACACCAAATGCATCCATATTTACGCCAAATGTACTTAATACTTTTTCAACAAGCTTTCCTGGATTACTAGCATATTCCATTACGTCTCCAATTTTATCAGCTGCAATTTTACCTACAGCCTTAGCACCTGCATAACCTTTTTTAGCAAAATCTGCTGTGGCATGCGCAGCGTTACCAACTTTATCACCGATACCATCTAATATTTTATCTTTAACTGTACCTTTAGCAAACCTAGGTAAAGTACCTTTAGAGAACGTAGGATTATTTGCACTCAACATAGCATGCGTTTGAGCACCATTCATCACTGATGACCCTTGTGGTAAAAACGTTGTTGTATCTTTATTAGGTGTAATAGCCATTTTTCCGTTAGGATAACGGATAGTTTCGTGTCTGAAACCATTAGGACCATTACCTTTACCTTTATCGCCTACAGTAGCGAATGTGTCACGAGCAATCTTACCGTTTTTAACAACATTTTTAGTTGTGTTAGTGTGCTCTGTACCAGTATGCAACTTAATTTTAGGTAGTTTATCCATACCGAGTTTTCCACCAACCCAGTTAACACCATCAATTAATTTATTTAATCCGGTTTTCACACCGTCTACCATATCAGAAATAAAGCCTTTAATTTTATCAATAATACCTTTAAGAGAGTCACGCATTTTTCCAAATGCACCGGTTACTTTATCTTTAATGGCATATGCAAAATCTACAATTCTTCCTTTGATAGCGTTCCATTTATCAATCGCCATATTTTTAATATTATTGAATATATTTGTTGCATCATTTTTCAATCCATTAAAGTGACTTTTCACACCGTTCCAAAGGTTTCTAGCAAAACCTACTACTTTGTTTTTAATTGTTGTCCAAGTATTTATAACCCAGTTTTTTAATGTGGTAAATATTGATTTAACACTACCCCATAAATTACTAAAATTATTTTTAACACCTGTCCACAATGATCTAGCTCTTGAAACTACAGTGTTTTTAATTGTCGTCCATACAGCTATTGCAAAGTTTTTAACAGAGTTAAAAATAGATACAACACCATTTTTCAGCCAATTAAATGCTGCTTTAACACCATTCCATAACCCTTTAGCTAAATTTATGACTCCATTTTTTAATGAAGTCCATATACTTATAGCAATAGACTTAGCTGCGTTAAACACGGTAGATATAACAGTTTTAACTGTAGTTATATACCATTTTATGCCGTTAATTAAAGCTTTGACGATATTTACTACACCTGTTTTTAAAGCGTTCCATATACTTATAGCAGTAGCTTTAATACCGTTCCATATTGCAGATAACACATTTCTTAATGCTTGCATCGGGTTTTGTACCGCAAACTTAATACCGTTCCACGTTGCAATTGCCGCTGCTTTCAATGTATTCCAAACCCAAATAGATGCTGTTTTAATACCATTCCATATGCCGACAATATAAGGTTTAAGGAAACCGAACACTGATATAGCGACCGATTTAATATTATTCCATATACCGATAACTGCATTTCTAAATGTAGCGTTAGTTTTCCACAAATGCATAATACCTGCAACTAACAATCCAATCGCAGTAATTACCCAACCGATAGGACCTGTCATAAATCTTATTGCTAAACCTAAGCCACGTGTAGCTAATGCTGCTGCTTTTGTAACGCCTGTCCATACAATCATAGCTGCACTTGCTATTTTAGATTTTAAAGTTTGTACAGTTTGAGAAGTTGCTAATGATGCTATAGCATATCTATAACCGTTAGCAATAGTTTTTCCTGTTGCAGTCACCGCATTCCATAATCCTTGCGCTATCATACTTGCACGTTTCTTGATATTTTCAATTGTAAATGTAGTTGAAAGCCATGCAATTGCATATCTATAACCTCTAGCTATTGCAGTTGCTGTCGCAGTAACGCCACTCCAAATTTTAGTTGCCGCAGCTGCAAGTAAACTTTCTTTTCCAAATACCTTTGTATGCCAAGTTGCTAATTTAGTATTTAAGGCTAGTAATTTCATTTTTATTGTCGCAAACGCGCCTGCTGCACCAAATAACTTAGTAGCTCCAGTAGCACCTAACAAAGCACCTCTAAACAATAGAATTGGTTTAGCTGCTAATAAAGCTGCACCACCGAAAGCAGTTAAATACCCTAGTATCTTACCGATAATAGGGTGAGCGTTTGTCATTTCATTTGTCCATTTAAAGAAAGCGTTACTTATTCTCAACACTTCTGCACCAACTGGTGCCATACCTTTGATTAATCCCCACAAAGTACCTGTTATATTTTTTATCAATGACCACACTACTGGTCCATTTGTTTCTAAATATTCTACAAACTTTTTAAAACCGTCTGATTTTTTAAGTCCCTCAGACCATTCTGCAAATCCTTTAGTTACATCTTTTATACCTAAAAGTACATTGTGAGAATGACCGCTAAACGCTTGAAATAAACTAATGATACCTTTAAATATGCTTCCGAATATACTGCCCACAATAGGTAAGTTAACTTTTGTGTATTCAACAAATCCATTTATAGCTTTAGATCCTTGTACAGAATTAGCCCAATTATTAAAACTCTTAGCCATATTTGAAAAGCCTTTTGCTCCCCAAATATATAAAGGACTTAATTTGTTGAATAATGCTGCAGAACCATTCACAAAACTTTGGGTAGCATTTAGTAAGTGTTGGAATATCTTAGGACCTTGTGTGTTTAGTATGTCGAATGAACGTTTAGCTACTGAAGACGTCTTAGCCCAATTCAACATTTTGCCACTTGCTGTTTCTATTTGTGTGGCAGTCTTAGTTAGAAAAGGATTAAGCGTAGTTAAAGCATATTTAGCAGTATTAATACCATTTGTCATAGTATTAAATATAGCTGCTTGGTTTTGAGCAATTAAGCCTTCCCAAGATGTTTTGAGTCCATCTAATGCAGTTTTATATGCAGTAACTTCATTAGTTACCTTTAACTGTCCATCTTCAAGCATTTTTAGTGCATAAGTTGCTTGACCAGCAAACGCTTTAACAGCTATACCAGCAACACCAAATGCACCACCCATTGCAACGGCACCACCTGCTGATGCCACCAACATGCCACCTAGTCCTGCACCCAAACTAACAAGCGAACCTAGAATAGGTACGAGAGCAGAGAAGTGAGTAGTCATTACGCCACCAACAATACCTTGTGTTAGTTCGCCTAAACTACGTAGAGTTGTGGCGATACGGTCCATTTGTTCACGAGCACCTACCCATGCATTTGTAGCAGTACCCATTAGTCTTTGTTGACGTTGGTACTCTTTAAGTTCGTCAGTAGTTTCATCAATACGACCTTGTAATATTTGAAAAGCTATTGCCTCTTTTAAGATATCGTTTCTTAATACATTGGCCTCTCTGCTATTACCTTGTTGCGCGCGCTCTAATTCTCGTAAATTACCTTTAAGTAGGTCAGTGTGAGCCTTTTGCTTTTGCATTGTATGATTTAATTCAGTTAGTCTATTTTTATAACCACTTACACTTTTTTCAGATTGCTTGAATCTCATTTCAGTCAATTTCGCTTCATTTCTTAATTGACCTAAACTATTTTTGACTTGATTTGTAGTACGACCTAATAGTTTTTGTTGTGTTTGAGTTTGTTTTAATTCACTCTCATAACTATTCAACTGATTTTCTGCTTGTTGTACTGCCCTACTAGCATTTTGCAATTTAATTTTTTGCTCATCAGTCACATTGTTGCTTTCTTTTAACTGACGTTGCATTTCATTAAGTGTGTTATTTCTTTTTTCGAGCAATCCTTTTTGCAACTTAACTGCACGACCCAAATCTGTTTCTTGCTTAGCTAAAGATTCTGCACTAATTTCATTCTGCTTGAATTCTTTACGTTGATCACGCAACGATTTATTAATTGCCTTTAAGTTACGTTCAATTGTGGTTTTGGATGCTTTTAAGGGGTCAACATCCATCGACACCTCGGCTCCTAAATTAAATTCTGTCATTCTCTCACCACCTTTTTTATAGCATCGCCATCATTTGTTCTGGACTTAGAGCGCCAGACTTAGCAACTTTAGATGCCTTTTTCTTACGTTTCTTAGTAGCAAATATTTTATTGAAGTCCTCCATAATGATTTGGTCAACTTCATGAGGTTTATATTGTGCATCCTCAATAAAGTGACGATAAACTTCATAAATATCTTCTACGACTTCGCTGGCTGTTTTGCCTTCGTTGTACTCGCTTTTTTCGTTTGCTTTCCCGTATCGTTATTAGCAAATATTTTGCTATATGTTTCAGGTAGTGAATTTTCAACTTCTAAACCGTCAAACACTTCATCAACAGTGAATTTTTCATCGAATACTTTCACAAGTAAATTAGCGAAAGCGTCATATACTTCAAATGATTGCATTGATGATTCCTTTTCTGCTCTCTCACGTAATACATCAACTTCAGATTCAAATGCTTTATATTCATCTGTTTCTTCAATTTGTTCAATTTGTTCAAATAAGTTTTCTCGTTCTTCATCTGTTTCAACTTCCGCAAGTTTGTTTTCTAACTTTTCCTGCTCATTCAATACTTTTCTGTGTTTGCGATATAACAATTGCATTTCATTCATCAAACTAAATCCACCTTGCAATGTTTCTTCAAACTCTGCTTGTGCTTTCATTGCACCTAAATTCAATTTATCTTTCACAAACGATTTATTCTTACCATCAATTTTTAAAGTTACTTTAGCCATATTTATATAAGCTCCTTATAAGTTATTTTTGTATACAAAAATAGGCGACCTATTAAAGTCGCCTTAGATCAATTTATGCTGCTGGTTCTTCAGTAGGTTCATTTGGTGTAGTCGTCACTTCACCATGAATAAATTTCAAGAATTCTTCTTCTCCAGGGAATTCAGGGTCGCCATCATGAATACGTACAAAAGTTGTTTTATCTTCCGAACTACGTTGCATGAATGAACCTTCAATTTCTACTTGGTCTTGTTGTTCCGGTGAATCTTCCATAGTAGAAGCGCTCGTACCCGGAACATTAAAGTTTCCACGAACTAATCCGTAATGAATATATGAACCATCATTACAACGATATTTCCATGAAGCTGACACATACGGTGGCACCATGTCAGAACCATAAATTTCCATACCATTCTCTACTTTTACTCCTAGTAATAACGTACGTTCTGCTTTAGATAATTCCATTAATGTCGCAGTTAACGTTGCACCTGTAATACCACTGAATAAAGATAATTTCTTAACGCCATCTGCGTATACTGGTTCATTACCTTGTTCTAACTCTAATTCGATTTCTTGTAAGCCTGGAACATCTTGTATTTTTCCTGCTTCAAATCCATTACCTTCTTGACGACGTGCTTTAAAACCTTCACATGTAATTGCTACTTTTTTATCTGCCATAGT